CTACTCCTTTTACACGTGCTATGCCCGATGAGTTTAAATATGACACAAGCATTGACACTTTTACTGCTTACAAGAATTACATTAGCAGCAAACCTTGGGTTGCATCTAATTATCTTCGTGACCCATCCAGAAAACCGAATTGGCTATGACTGACATACAAGAAATTACAGAAGAAGAAGCAGTATCTAATTTACCTTTCCTTTTAACTATGTGTGAAAGGAATCGTACAGTTTGGAGAATTAAACGATCTGATGGATCAGTTGCTTTACTAACACCAGTAATACAATCTGGTCCACCAGTAGATGATGATGTCCTCAAACAAGTTGAAGAATTTAGAAAGGACTTTGTTGACAACGCTGCCTAAATAAGTTATAATACGTGAGCAAATGAGGCAGTCATGAGACTCAAACGGCATGAAACTCCTAGAAAATTGGGTCGCAATACTAAGTCAAAGTTAGCGTCTGCTCGTTTGCGTCAATTGAAGAAAAGAACTAAAATGTTCTTAAAACGTCTGGAGGGAGTACAAAAGATCTCTGATTAGAAAGAGTGCCCTCTATTTTTTATTGTCTATAAAATGAAGAACAATCTTAATGTTGTGAAAAAAGTCTCTAAGCAAATTCCTTTACAGGATGATTTTATTGGAGTCTATGATAATGTTCTTACAAAAGAACAATGTTCTAATTTCATTTCATTCTTTGAGAACTTAAGAAAAACGGGATTTACAACTCCCCATCAACTTGAGAATCATAGAATTGATATGGAAGAGTATAACGATTCATGGCATTATGATTTAAATGCAGCAACGCCAGTCAGTGATACATTTTTTAATGTTACTAGTCAATGTGTAAATGAATATTTGAAGAAGTATACGGTATTAGGTCAATCTAGATTTTTGTTTTATGATTTCAAGTTAAAGAAAATACCTGTTGGAGGAGGATTTCATGACTGGCATTTTGAGAATTCTACGGTAATATCCTGTGCGAGGCAATTAGTAATACAGATATATTTGAGTGATATTGAAGAGGGTGGAGAAACAGAATTCTTATATTTGAATAAGAGGGTTAAGTCAAAAGCAGGTAGGTTAATTATATTTCCAGCAGGTTATACACATGTCCATAGGGGTAATCCCCCTATTGGACAAGAAAAGTACATCGCAACCACTTGGGGGATTTTACAAAGCTCATGACAAAGAAAACTTTTGAAACGACTGATAATAAAGGTCGTCAGTCTACTTGGGAATGGGAGGAAACTCCTGAAGTTACAGAAGCATTAAAGAGATTACATCAAGATATAAAGGATGAGAAAAATGCCTGATAATGAAAATTGGAGAAGGATTGAGGATCCAAATTATGAGGATATTGATAACGATATAGGAGTATTTGGTACATCCAAATCTGCTACTGAAATTTGTTTAATACAAATTGATAGTGTTATCAGTACAATAAAGGGCAATAAGTGGGAAAAAGCAATGGAAGGTCCATTGTATACAGTCAAGTATGAACTTGAACGTCAACTTTCTTTTTTACAATGAGGTATTACTATGAACAATGTTGTTGAATTACCTGGTACATCAGTTACCAATAATTTTCTATCTAATATTTTAGATGATTATATAGAAAATGATAATGATTGTTATGAAGATCTTTTAAGGGAATTAGAAGTGAAAATTAAATATCATAGCGATTGCTTAGAAAGAGCAAGTGATCTTTACGAAACCCTTCTTCAAAATAGGGAGGTTAAATCCGTATAAATAGACAAGTAGCCAATAGTGTGATTATTCGTGGGAACAAAGAAGATATCTCAGTTAGATACAATATCAGATTCTAACCTTTCGGGAGAAGCAATTCTCCCAGTTGTTGTATCTGACCCATTGATTCCTAACAGAAAAGCAAAAGTAAATCAATTATTCAAAGGGGTAGGTCAGGGTACAAAAAATGATCCTGGTCTATGTTTTGATTTGGATAGAGATTCTGGAATATATCAGAATGCTTATGACCAAATAGGAATTGCTTTTGGTGATGGTGGTTTGTATATGACTAGGATAGATAATGGTAACAGTAGTGTATCTTTGTATATGACTGCTGTTGATGATGTGGCAAATAATGCTGATATCGTATTATCACCTAAAGGTACTGGTGCTGTTAAAGTAACTGGTAATTTTGTTGTATCTGATCAAACTTTTATTCTTGAGGATGCTCAAGGTCCAAAAGCAAGATTTGAAGTAAGTAATGTTGGTACTGGTACCAATACTCGTATATTTACATTTCCTGCTATCACTTCTGGTAATGGTACTACCATAGTAGGTAGTGATACACAACAAACATTGACGAACAAGACTCTTCTTATTGATGAAGATAATTTTGTTCTTGTAGATAATACTGAAGAAGCAATTTTCCAAATTAACTGGTCAATCACTTCTGGTAGTAGACGTTCTTATTTCTTACCTGATGGTGGAACAGTAACAACAACTGCTGAACCAACTGCTACTTCATCTACTTTACTTGATACTAAAGCAGAACAAACTACATTAAATAAAAGTTTAGTTAATGCGAAATTTGTTGCAAATGCAGATTCTGGAACCAGTTATGCTCAGTTTAATACTGATGCACTAACAGCAAATAGGGTAGTTACATTTCCTGATACTAATGTAACTGTTGTTGGTACTGATGCAACACAAGTACTTCAGAATAAATCTATAGAACAATTAATTTTACAGGATTCTAGTGATGGTACTAAAAAAATTACATTTAATCTAGATAATCAGAATACTCTATCAAACTCTATATACGATTTCCCACCAACAAACCTTCTAAATAACTCTAGTGGCAATAATACATTAGTAACTGAAGAGGCACAACAAGATTTGTCTAATAAGACAATCTTTAGTCCGATTTTTAAGGAAACATCTAATTTACTTGGTAGTGTTTCATTTGGATTTGATAATATTACTAATCCAAGAACTATTAAGTTCCCTGATGCAGATGCCACCTTATTGTCAACAGAAAACGTTACTACCTCTGATGTTAACTTCGGTGCTGGTATTGGAGCACAAGTACTTTCTGGTAGAACCAGACTACAACAATTCTTTTACGCAGGATTTTAATTAAAAATAGCTATGGCAGACCAAGGAATTTTAGCACAATCTAAACCAGCAGCAGGAACAGATACTGTGCTGTACGCACCTAAAATAGGGCGATCTGCGAGTGTGGTGCTTAATGTTGCAAATGACGGATCAGCATCCGCATATAGTGTAGCAGTTAAAGAGTATGATCAAAAATTAACTCTAGGTGCTTCAACATATAAGTTACATACAGGTGATGTAATTACAAATTATAGAGTTGCAGTTAATACTGCAATGGGATTACAGTCAGGATTTACTCCAGGTTTATCAATTACTACTAATGATGGAGAAAAGTCATTTAGATTTGAAAACTTTTACGTTCCAGACTTTACTTCGGTATTTGTTAAGGCAATTAATATAAGACAGATTACTTATGAATCTTTAAGTGGTTCATTTGGTGTTGGAGAAACAATTTCTACAGGAACTTCACCTAATGATACAACAGCAGTAGTATATGGTGTTGCTGAAAGTATTATCTATATTGGTCCTTCAACTATAAATGGAACTGGTGCAGAATTTGCTGCTGGTGATGCGATAGCAAGTACTGGTGGTGCTGGAGCAACTATTTCATCAGGTGGTATAGGAACTGCTGCTGGTGATTTTGTTTTCTCAACTACAACTGCTGGTGGTACTTATAGTTTATATTTTAACGGAGGAGTAACATTATTCTCTGATAGAACATATCGTTTTGATACCTCTGACGCTTCTATGAGTGGTAGAGATTTCAAACTTTCTACTACTATTAATGGTGAGTTTGGACCTGATGGTACTGCTGGTAATGGTGATGATGGTACTGAATATACTACTGGTAAAACTACTAATGGTACTGCTGGATCGGGTGGTGCATATAGTCAATATGTTTTATCAGGTAATAATCCCCCATCACAATTATATTTCTATGATGGTGGTACAGGAACTGCTGGAAACTCTGTTTATGGTGGAGATAACCGTTATGTTTCTACAAGTACCAACTATGAATATACTGAATTTTTCATATATGCAAAAGAAGGAACAATAGTTAACTCTACTGATACTTTCCAAGTCGGTGCTGTAACATATACTATTACTGGTCAAACTGCTGGTCCTTATGGTTATGTTCGTGATTATAGTGGAAGTGTTCTAAAGGTAATTAAAGGTATAAATTCTGCTGACTTTACTACTTCTGATACCTTTAGAGATTGTCCAATTTCTAGTAGTGCTTCTAGAACACTCGCTACAATTAGTAGTGTTGATGTAGCAACTGCTGCTGTTGAAGCAAGTGATTATATTGCTGTTGGTAAAGCAAATGGTGCCAATAATGTTGATAAAATTACTTCTTTAGTAATTGGTGGAGGAGAAAGACTAGTTGTAAACAGTGTTGGACAAAATAATGTGTTTAGTGTGATTGGTTTTGAAGATGCAAGCAACGCTATAACTGCCAGAGTATTTGGTGGTGGCGGTGGTGGCGATTAATCACCATAATAAATAACAATAAAGGCAAAGTAGGTAATGTCACTAACTAGGTTAAAGAATATTATTACGTCCAGGACTGGACGTATTATCTACGTCAACCCTGACGATTTTGATGCTTCAGACTCTATTGATAATAGAGGAAACTCTGCTTTGCGACCTTTTAAATCGTTGCAACGAGCATTTCTTGAAGTAGCACGATTTTCATATAGAGTTGGTTTAAGTAATGACGAGTTTGATGCTTTTAGTATCATGCTCTATCCTGCTGAGTATGTTATTGATAACAGACCAGGTGACGTTTTATATACAAACGTTGCTCCCATTGATTCAAATTCTAACCTAGATTTAACTTCCCCTAACAATGTATTATACAAATACAACTCCGTTGAAGGTGGTGTCATTGTACCTAGAGGTTGTTCTGTTGTTGGTACTGACCTTAGAAGAACTAAAATAATTCCAAAATACGTTCCATATCCTACAACTCTTCCATCTAAAGGTATTAATACAGAAGATCAAGTACCTTCTCGTACTGCAATATTCAAAGTAACTGGTGGTACTTACTTCTGGCAATTCTCATTCTTTGATGGTGCAGAAGAAGGTGTATATTTCAAACCTGATAGTGTAGAGACATTAGCACCTAAGTATTCACATCATAGATTAACTTGTTTTGAGTTTGCAGATGGTTTAAATCCATTATCAACTCTTATTACTCAAGGTAGTGTACCTAATGCAGATTATTCTGCTGTACCAAATATATTAGAAAGAACAGATTTAGACATATATTATCAGAAAATATCTAAAGCATTCGCAACAATTCCTGATACATCTGGTGATCCTTCAACTGACCAGATTCAGGCAAGAGTTGAGGAAAACAGAATTGTTGGTCCTATTAGTGATGAATATAGGATTCTACAAATTACAAGAAATGGTCAAACAGCAACTGCTGTTACTGTAGATGAATTTGATAACCCAAGAGATCATGGATTCTCTGTTGGTGTTAATATTAATGTATCTGGTGTTACTGGATCAACTGGTCCTACTTCAGAAGTTGATGCTGGAGTTTATAATGGTTCATTTACTGTTACTTCTGCATCAGGTAACGTATTTACATATCAAATGCAAGGAGAACCTTCAGGAAATGCTGTTGGTTCAAATATAACTGTTAAGACAGAGATTGATACAGTTGACTCTGCATCACCTTATGCTTTCAACCTATCACTAAGAAGTGTGTGGGGTATGAATGGTATGCTTGCTAATGGTGCTAAGGCAACTGGTTTTAAATCAATGGTTGTTGCTCAGTTTACTGGACTATCACTACAGAAGGATGACAGAGCATTTGTAAGATATAATCAATCAACTGGTAATTATGATGTAGCAACATCTGGAGATGGTGCTCACTTAGATGGATTTGCTGAATATCGTAAAGGATGGGGGCATAGACATATTGTTGCATCTGATGACGCATTTATTCAGGCAGTCTCGGTGTTCGCTGTTGGATATTTTGCACATTTCACTGCTGAACGTGGTGCTGACATGTCAATTACCAATAGTAATAGTAACTTTGGTAATACTGCACTTAGATCTGCTGGATTTAAAGCAAAGGCATTCTCAAAAGATAAAGCAGGTGCATTAACTCATGTTATTCCACCAAAAGCATTGGATGTTATTTCAACAACTGCTACTGGTGTATTTGGTGCATCTTCAATAACACTTGCTAATGATGGTTCTATTAATGGTGTTGTTCCAGGTATGCTTGTTTCTGGTACTGGAATTGCTACTGGTGCAATAGTTGGTACTGTTAATACAAATACTAGAGTTGTTACTTTAACAGGAACTAATACTACAACTGTTAATGGTAATGTTATCTTTGGTGAAGAAACATCTGTTAACTGGGTTAACGTTGATATACAAAGAACTAAAGTAATTAACTCTGCATTAGCAGGTCAAGGTGGTGTTCCTGGAACAAGATTGTATCTATATGGTTATACTATCGAACAATCTCCACCAACAACTAGAGTACAGGGTTATACTATTGGTTCTAGACAAGATGGTACAGGTAATTCTGCTGTTCCTGATAAATTAAATTGTTTATTAGTTGCTCAAGGTGCAACTGAAGCATCTGTTCATTCTGCTAAGATTACACCTTATGGACCTAGTGTTTCTGGTCTTGCTGCTGGTACTCCTGGTTCTCCAATTCAATTTGATAGTTCAACTTATACAATAGGTACTAATACAGAACAAGTTGGTGGATGGTATCTATCTGTTGATGCTGTTGATAATGGGATTTATACAACACTTTCAACAAATACAGTTTATAATAACGTTAATTTCACACCAACTACATTCCTTAAGAGAATACCTGACCCAAGAGATTTGGATGATAGAACATATCGTGTTCGTTTAGTTATTGATAAGGATAAGACTAATCCATTACCAAGAGATCCGTTGAGTGGTTATGTTTTACAACCATTGAATAGTGATACAACATCATATAAATTGGATAAATGCTATTACATCTATAATATAGAAGTTGTACAACCATTTGTTCGAGGTGTTGATGATGGTATCTATTACCTAACATTATTATGTGCATCTATTGCACCTTCAACTTCTAACTTTAATGATAGATTCTTCTCTCAAAATGTTAATGAGGTATATCCTACATTTGACAGAGATAATCCTATTGCTGATCCTGATGCTTCTGTATCTGTTGCTGATAATGAAGTTATAGGTCTTGTAAATGCAACTGATGGTGCAACACCTACACCTAATAAAGATCCAAAACTCTCTATTACTAAGGAAGGAACTCAATATTTATTAGGAGATATAGGTTGGACTCAACCAGGTACTACACCTAACTATGATTCTGTTAATGGTAGATTATCTAACGTTGAATTAACTGCACGTGCAGGTGATGAAGAAACAAGAAAAATTAATATAAGACAGAATAATGACGGAACAGTTGCACCAATCAATGTCGAGTTCAGACGACACTCGATCCTTAGATCAGGTAATCATACGTTTGAATATCTTGGTTTCGGTCCTGGTAACTATTCTACTGCATTCCCTCAAACTCAGGTTGAGACTCTTACACAGAACCAAGTTAGGTTCTCACAGAGTATAAAAGAAGAAGCAGGAGTTGCTTTCTATTCTGGACTTAACTCAAATGGTGACCTATTCATTGGTAACCAAGTCATCAACCCTGTTACAGGTCAGATAACAAATGAAGATATTGCACAGTTGAATGTTATTGGTGAAGAGAACACAACTATTGAGACATTCTCTGAGTTGGTTCTTACTGATAAGATAACTGTTATTGGTGGAGCATCTAACCAGTTAGAATCTATATTTGCTGGTCCTGTTACATTCCAAGGTCTAACAACATTTACACAAAATATTCAATCGAAGAAAATTTCTTACTATAACCAAGATGGTACTGTAATTAAACAAACATTACTAGCACCAGCATTGGCTAATGGATTACCAGACTTTAGTAATATAACAGGATATGATACACCTGCTGATGGTGACTTAGTTTATAACATCAACTGGACTCCAGGTCAATCATTAGGTTGGATATATTATGGTCAAGCGTGGAAGGAGTTTGGTATAACAGATACAGGACAAATACAAATTGGTGATTTCTCTGGTACTAAGAATATTGGTATTGGTGAAAATCCTCAAGCAGACTATAGAGTTAGATGTACTGGTTCTGTAAGAATTGACGGTGACTTAGTTGTTACTGGTAGAGGTGGTGTTGCTGCTGATAAGTACATTACTAGATCATATATTGGAGATGGTACTACATTAACATTTGCTCTTACAACATATGGTGGTGGTATTCAACATTCCGATGATTCTGTATTAGTGGCATTAAATGGTGTTGTCCAGATTGCTGGTACTAACTATAGTGTTGATGCAAATGGTGCTAATATTATATTCAATAGTGGTGATGCACCATTAAGTACAGATAAAGTACATATTTTAGAATTTCCTATCTAAATAATCACAAGACCGCAAGAGTATTATGGCAATTTCAAAAATTAGTGGGAACCAGATTTCCCCGACAACTGAAGCAATAATTACAACACTTAGTTTTTTAAATACTAATAGTGTTTTTAAATTGCCGTCTGGTAATATAGCACAACGACCTGTTGGTGTTGTTGCTGGTACTATAAGATATAATAGTGAGATAGATAACGCAGAGATATATGTTAATGATGATGGTACTGGTGCTGCTGGTTGGGCTCCAGTTGCAGGTGGTGGTCCTGCATTAGGAGAGGATGCTATTATTCGTACTAATCCTAATACAATTCAAGAAGATATAACTGTAGGTCCAACAGCAAATAATGATGCTAAATTCACTAACGGAATGAGTGCTGGACCTATTACTATCGGTAATGGATATACTGTAACTATAGAAAGTGGTGCATCTTGGAGTGTTGTCTAAATGGCAAGTATTGTATCTGTAGCTAATTTACAGGGGTTACCTTCTGCTTCATTTAGAATAACTCTAGACACAATGACTAGGTTGACTATTCATGGTGATTTGCGGTTGAATAATCAATCATATCTCCCTCTTCCTAGTGGTGATCCTAGTGATAGGTATCCTAGTGGTAATGGACCTGATGCTAGACCAGGTTTTCCTACTTATGGATCTGTGTTTATGAATACTAGGACAGGTAAATTAGAATATTTTAAACATGGTTCAATAGGTGGTTGGGAATATATTAAATCTGGTGGTGCAGATGGTGACGGTGAAGGAGAGGAAGATACCTCAGCATTATATAGTTTTACCTCTCATACATTTACAAACTGTGGTCAAACTGGTGATTATGGTCCTTCATTAAGTCAATGTAAGAGTTCCTATGGTACTGATTGGAGTAATGATACTTCATTATTCAATATGAATGTTCAGGGTATTCAAAGATGGACTGTTCCTGAAACTGCCACTTATGAAATAGAAGTTAGAGGTGCAACTGGATTAGCATATAGTAGTGGAGCAAGAAGAGGATATGGATATTCGTTAAAAGGACAATTTGCATTAAATAAGGGTGATATAATTCAAATTGCTGTAGGGCAAGGTGGATGGGGTGCTGGTGGATCTGGTGGAGGAACTTTTGTTGTATTGGATGAAAATAATACTCATACTCCTTTAATTATTGCAGGTGGTGGAGGAGGTTGGGATGGTAGATATAGTTATACCAATGGTGACTCTCACTCTTCTGAAAATGGTAAAGGTTCATCTGATGGATATTCAGGTGGAAATAATGGTAATGGTGGTAATGGACCTGGTGGTAATGGTACTGCTGGTTGTGGATACTATACTAACTCTAATGATACCAGAGGACACTACAGTTTCCTACAAGGTGGATCACAACCATCAAATAATAGTCTAAGAGGTGACTATAATGGTGGAGGATTTGGTGGTGGAGGAGGATCTACTGATGACCAAGGATCTGGTGGTGGAGGATACTCAGGTGGTGCTGGAACTGCTGAAAACTCCACTGGTGGAGGAGGAGGTTCTTACTTTAATACAAGTAAGGGAACGAACAGACAAAACTTAGGAAATACTGGTTCTACACACGGTGAGTGTAAGATAACTAAGCAGTAAATATATAAATATAGTATGAAAGGGGACTATACGGAGTTATGAGTAATCTTAATGTAGATACAGTTACAGCAGCAAATGTTACCGCAACAGGTATGGTTACTGCCAACACTGCAATGAAAGCACCAAATTATGCTGATGCTGGTAAACCTGCTAGTGCTGATCCTGGTTCGGTAATATATAACACGACTCAAACAGATTTAGAATTGTGGAAAGGATCATTCTGGTTAAGTTTAGGTGCTGGAAATTTAAGAACGTGGACAACTGATACAAGACCTGCATCCCCTTCTACAGGTTCTTTTGGATTTAATACTCAAACTTCTCAAGCAGAAATATGGAACGGTAGTGATTGGGTTTTCTTTGGTTCTGCTGCTGGTGATGCTAATGCAGATTTATTTGATTTCACATCATTTACATTTAAATCTATTGTTCAAAAAGGTGAGATGGAAGGTCCAACATTCTCACAAATGCAAAGTGAATATGCTGGTCAACCTTGGTTAGATGGTACTCATTTCAAAATGGGTAATTATCAAGGTTATCAAGTTTGGACTGTACCTGCTGATGCAACTTATACTATTGAAGCAGGTGGAGCAATAGGTGGAAAGACTAACAACTATTCTTATGATACCTATTGGGGTGCTAAAATTTCTGGTCAGTTTACTTTAACTAAAGGAACTGAACTTGAGATGATAGTTGGTGTAGGAGGTGATGGATATGGTTGTCCTCATGGTAATGAAGCAGGTGGTGGAGGAGGATCATTTGTTATTAATAAATCTACAGGTCAATTAATGCTAGTCGCTGGAGGCGGTGGTGGATCTGCAAGTTCTACTCATGGATGGTCTTGTGGTAGATCTAGTAGTTGGTCTTATGGTAAAGCAGGGGAAACCGCAGGTAGTCACGGATGTTGGAGTAATCCAGGAAACTGCCAAGGTAATGGATATGGTGGATGTTCTTGGGGATCTCACCAAGGTGCTGCTGGTGGAGGATATAATAGTGATGGGTATGATGGAAGTGGTCATTGCTGTCAATCTAATGGTGGTGGTAATTATACTAACGGATTGAAAGGTGGACACGGACACTGCTGTTACACTGGAGGTGGTAATAATAACTCTGGTGGATTCGGTGGTGGAGGTGGTGGAGGACTATCTGGACCTGGTGGTGCTGGTGGTTACACTGGTGGTACTGTCTCTGGACACTGGTCTAGTTGGTCAACTGGTGGAGGTGGTGGAGGATCTTATAACCAAGGTCAAAACCAACAAAATACTCAAGGTGGTAATAACTCTACTGACGGTGGAACTTATACAGGTAACGGATATATAAAGATAACTAAAGGATAATTTTTAAACTTATATTATGGATTTAGATAAAGAACTCTCTAAAATAAAGGTTCCTGAATCATTTAGGGAACCTAAAAGAACCTCTATGTTTACAACATATTCAGAACTTAATGATGCAGTTAAGTTTGAGAGAGGTCAGAAGATAACAGTTTCGGATGGTGAAAGAAATATGCTGCATAAAGCAGCAGGTATGGTTTTTGCTGAAAAAGAAACACAGCAAAAACGAATGGCAATGTGTTTAGAATGTGATGAGTTTATAAAAATAACAAAACAATGTAAGAAATGCGGTTGTTTTATGGTAGCAAAAACTAGATTAAAACACGCTGAATGTCCACTATCTAAGTGGTAATTTAGTATATAAATAACCTTGTAGGACAAATTATTGAAATGGCAACCTTAACTGAATTACAACAACGTATTAAAGACGTTCAAACTCAAATTGCTAAAATGAGAGAGCAAATCATTGAGTTAACGAAATATCAAAATGACTTAATGATTCTTGAGACAGAAGCATTGTTGGAATATGATAAGAGTCATGATGCTAAAGCAGAAGAAGAGGCATTAGGTGGTAATCAAGAATTATACGATAAGACAGGAACTAATAAACAGTGGAACTCTGGAGATTTCCTTAATGATCCAATGGCAAATAAAACTCATGGAGAAAAAGGACCATTGGGTGATGGTACAGTAGGTGGAAATCCTGTTCAAACTGATGCTGGTGAGTAGTAGATGAGTAAATTAACCACCCATACTTTAAGAGGAATAGCGTCAACTCTTGACCAAGTAACACTTAGTGCTGGTCATGAGTTTATTAATGATGGAGTGGTGGATTTAACTAAAAATCACGGTGCATTTCAATTACCAACTGGTACAACTGGGCAACGTCCTACAAGTCCTGCTGCTGGTTATATTCGATGGAATACATCCCAAGATGAAAATGGTATTGTAATAGGAGTAGAATATTATGATGGTAGTAATTGGTATAAGTATGGAGATAGAGATCCTGAAACCATAGCAGAGGAAGAAGAATATGATGCTGCTAATCCTGAAGATGGTGAAGGTGGTGGTGCTGGTGGTATTGTAGGTCAACAAGAATATACAAATGCAGGTAGCACTACCTGGACTTGTCCATCTGGAGTAACAACTGTTTCCGTTGTTTGTATCGGTGGTGGTGGTGCTGGTGGTGCTGCTTACTGGGCAGGTGGAGGCGGAGGCGGAGGAGGTCTCGGTTGGAAGAATAATATTTCAGTAACTCCTGGTTCTGGTTATACTATTGTTGTTGGTGGAGGTGGTTCTGGTAACTCAGACAATTCAGGTGGTGGTGGAGGAGATAGTTATTTTTGGAATTCTAGCACTGTTCGTGGTGGAGGTGGTGGAGGAGGATATAGTCCAGGAAATACTAACAACAATAATCACTACGGTGGTGGTGGAGGAGGATACACTGGAGACGGTGGTGGTAATGGTGGTACTGGTGGTTGGTCTACTGGTGATACTGCTGGAGGCGGTGGTGGTGCTGGTGGATACTCAGGACAAGGTGGACATGGTGGTGGATGGACTGCACAAAACCACGGATCAAGCAACGGTCAGCAAGGTGCTGGCGGTGGAGGCGGTGGAGGCGGTTGGGGCGGTAACAACGGTTCTAGCGGTGCTGCACCTTCTGGAGGTGGTACAGGTTTACAGGGAGAAGGTAGTAATGGATCTGGTGGATCTGCTAGTAGTACTGGTGGAGGCGGTGGATCAGGTGGTACTTCTGGTAGCAATAATGCAACAACAGGTGGATCATCTAACAAAGGTGGTAACTGGGGTGGAGGTGGTGGAGGTCAATCTAATGACT